AAGGCAGGGAACATGCTTAACGGCTATCATCTGCGCCACACAGACACCATGATTGTGGCCAACACTGATCAACATGTCAAGAGGCATACGGATTGCCTTTGACAACGCCAGCATCAATCAGATCTTCCTCGTCATAGTCGTCTGGTGGTGGCGGGTCGATACTCAGCCAGCCAGCATCACGCAGGTATCTGAGTGCTTGGCTGAACGCATCCACAAAATCGTCGTGCGTCGTATTCGGGAATGAGCAGATCTGCGTAACCATGCCTTCTGCCCAATCCCTGACGTAGCCAGCGCGATTGCTCGATTCAGGGATATATACCCTTCCTGCTTTAACGACGTTGGCCACAATGGATAGGCGCTGGACCTTGTCAGCCTTGCCGGGGTTGTAGGACCTCACCGGGATATGCGCACGCTGCAGATCCTGAATCAGCACGATGCCCGCGGCTTTGTCTTCCACGAGCACGAGGTCAACACGCTTGGCCGTCTTGCCTTCGCCAAACACAATCTCGTACTCGTCTAATACTTTAGGCTTAAGGTCAGGGTACTGCAGCCTGTCTTGCCAGGCGTCGATAATCAAGACGCACATACCGCCGTCTTGTGGCTTGAAGACACCGAAGGTGATTGAGGCGGTCGGATCGTTGATCGTCTTCTCAGTGAAGGCACAGTCGTAAGACTGAACGACGTACTCGAGCTTAGGCAGCGGCTTGTCTGCAGGCCAGAGCTTGAACCATTCCCGCTGGACGATGCCACCCTCTTCGGGATCGATGATCTCAGCGTATATCTCCTGCCGGCCAAGCTTGGTACCCTCGTACTGCAGGATCTGGCGCTTGAAGTTCTCAGACAGATTGGCAAGGTTGGAGTAAGTGCTTGCCGTTGTGAGCACTACGTCATCACCCTCTCTGCCGATCAGATCAATGATTAGGTCTCGAGGCTTGGGCGTGGTCGTGCAGATCAGCCTGGTCTTCATGTTGGGAAGCTTTAAGCGCATGCCAAACTGAATCTGATCCCAAGCTTCTTGGATGTATTCCCACGCTGCTAACTCATCAAGCCAGCCACCATGGAACTGCGGGCCGCGGAAGCGCTCCGGTTCCGAGGCGGGGATTCCCTTGATCAAGCTGCCGTTAGTGAGTCTGAGTTCATGCAGGGCCTTGTTGTAATCAGCCACCAAGACGGGCGGAATGACCTGCAGGAGGCCCGAATCACCCTCAAAGCATGTACTCCTCACATCTGATGACGTTGGCGCCGCTACGAGCCATCTGGTGGCTTTGTGGGACCATGCCCACCAGGCGATCTGCTCGGCTGCCATTCTGGTCTTGCCAGCACCCCTGCCTGCCAGGACTAAGTGAATCGACCACCAATCACCAGTCGGTAGGATCTGGTGATCAAGCGCCTGCGTGAGCCACATCATCCTCCAGCCCCAAGCCGCGGCCTGGTCAGCAGGAAGTTTGGTGTACTCAGCCCTTATCTGCGGATCACGCAGTAGGGTCTCGAGGTCACTTGTCCCCAAGCTGCCTCTTGGCCTCGAGGTTCTTCAGCATAGCGTCGAAGATAGATATGTCAGCCTTAACCTCGAGCGGGTTCTCAGCGTCGCCAGCCATGGTTACCCGGTCACCGTAACGCTTGGGGTTCCATTTGGCCAGCAGCTTAAGCTTGATCTCTGCCCTAGCCTTGATCAGTTGCACATAACCCGGATCAATCCGGCCACGCTCTTCGCGCTCCGGCTCCAGCATCATTTCGCGGTAGATTTCCTCGGCTATGGCGTCCTGCCCAACTTCCCGTGCGCGTGCGATGTGGAGCGAAAGATCGGGGTCTTGCGCCATCCACTCATACATGCTCGTCCAATGAGGCATATGCTCATCACGGCATATCTGTCTTAATGGTTCTCCATCACTTAGTCTTCTTGCTATCTCTGCTGCTAGCTCTGGGGTGTACTTGCTTGGGCGGCCTGTTTTGCGCGGCGCAGCATTTGTTTTGGCGGGGTTTTCGGACTTGCTCATCACGTTATTCCAGTGACATGTGATCCGTTGATAGTAGGGTTTTGTGGCGCGGCCTGCAAGATTGACTTACTGCCGCTCATGTAACTGATTGATTTTACTATGCTTTGCTACAAAAAGAAACCCCGGCATTGCGCCGGGGAAAAGACTTGAGGTAAGTCAACAGGAGACATCACATGGAAACTCGTCTGAGTCTAAGTCTTCCTGCTCCTCTGAGTCAAGCCGCTCTTGGTCATATTCCCAGAGTTGCCTGTCGAGCCACCAGTCATAGTTCATCTGCCGTCTCCTTGATGTATTCGCTGATGGCCTTGTGAAACTCCTTGATCTGCTCTTGATTCAAGTGAATGCTGCAGTGTGCGCCTACCTTCCAGATAGACATCCACAGACCGCCTTCGTAATCGCTGAGGCTGATCCTGTCGTAATTTTCTGCGGTAACGTCGTGTTGCATGATGTTCTCCATGTGATGGGGCCGAAGCCCCGGTTGATTTATTTTTTGGTTAGCTTGTTGATGCGAGCTACAAAGTCGTTTGCCTCTTCGATGTTGGCAAATTCCATTTCGTGTGCGTAGCCGGTGGACTCATCCACAATCATCGCAAAGAGTGTTGGCTCGCCGTAAAAACGTGAGTTGCGTGTTTTTGCGATGGTGATGTTTTTGACTGATTCAATTAAAAGCATTTCGTTTCTCCTGTTGGTTTCACTGTTTGGTTACTACAGGCTCAATCCTACACACTTTTAGTCCACTTGTGTGTGAGTACGCCATCCATCCGACAAATGGTCATGATGTGCAACCAAACGGCGGGTGATGTGCAGTAACTCAGCCTCATCCACCCCATAGCGCTTAGTGAAAGCCTTCACGCCCATGCCGTGGATGCCACTTGATCCCCTATGGTGCTCAGGGCACAAAGGGATTGCGTCGTAGTGACTTGCCCGCTGGCCCATGCCGGTTCCCTTTCTGGGGTGGTGGATCTCTGCCGGCGTACCGGGCGTGCCCTTCAGATAGCAGAGCACACAACCGATAGCGGCAACTTTACCAAGATGTTTTTTTTCGTCTTTCGTCATGGATTTCATAGAAAAGTGATTTGGCGTAATGAAGGCCGGCATAAAAGCCATCGCCCCAAGCATTGTGGTAAACGGCCTGTGTCCACCCCTTATCGTCCTCCCAGGCTTGACTTCCAATGAACCGAGCAAAGTCGGCCAGCATGCGCTCCCTGATCAGATGCGAGTCGCTTATATCGTCGCCTTGCCCTCCGCCCTGAGATTCGCCTGCTGCGTTCTGTAAATCTCGATTCGTGCCTGTGCTGCTGTTAGTTTCCATTTCAATGTTTCCTCTTCAGTAACGTGTTTTTGCAACTCTCGTAATAATTCGATGTACTCCGGGTGCGCATAAGCTTCACGCTCTTGTGCGCCGATTGCGGTCTCTAGGCTTTGCTTCATCAAGATCGCTTTCTTGCTCTTGCGAAACTCTTCGGTGTAAATCCTCAAAGCTTTAGCTGCAGCGTACTTTTTTGCGTGCAGCACCATAAAGTCCACCGCGTCATGCGGATCGTGTACCTCTTCAATTTCCATCAATGCCCCTCCAAGGTCCGCCATAGGCGCTTGAAATCCAAAATCCTGCGTGGTTGATACTCATCCCCATCCCTTCCATTTCATCGCGTGTTTTGCATCTACGGTTCACCCCAAAATCGCCTGTGCGGTGCTTGTCAAAGGCAAAGGTCGAATTGAAGTATTCCTTGCACCCCTGACACTGGTTTCTGTCACCCGTTAATTTCATGTTCGCCCCTATGTTCGCCCCTGTGTTCACCCCTGTTCGCCCCCAAGTGTTCGCCCCCTGTTCGCCCCTGTTCTCCCCTATGTACACCCTGCTTTTCCCCCGCTAAATTCGCCCCATGTTCGCCCCATGTTCGCCCCATGTTCGCCCCTGGCGTACACCCTCACCTTCACCATGCCGGCAATCGTTGATCGGTAAATCCTCAAGTCATCAATCTGACTGTCGTCCTCCCACACCCCTGCGTGCGTCAGTGAATCCAGCAAGGACTTCAGGATGTTGTCCAGATCCCGCTTCCTTCTGTCCGGCGGGAAGGCCTCGATCACTACGCGTAAGGGTCCAGCCTGCTTGAGGTAGCGCTGAACCATTGCGGCTTCCATTACTAGGTTGTTCACTGCCTTGCGATAGATCTTGCCCACTCCTGAAACGTACACGGTGGCGAGCCTGCCAACTACTTTGTGCCGCCAGTAAGTGTTTATAGTGGGTGGCCATGGCAGTGTCACCT